CGACCAACTCCTGATGTTCCCAGCGCAAGGCGTACATGATGACTTGCCAGATAGTCTTGCATACATTGACCAACTAGCCGTAACATCCTACTATGAGCAGGATGAAGACGATGAAGAATGGGCGCCGATGGACGTTATTTCGGGAATATAGATGGCAAAACTTGACCAAAACGATTTCGATGAGCCGACTCCCGAAGACAAGGAGTTAGTCGCTTTTATCACCGACCACTGCGACCGCTGGCGTGATTATCGTAACACCAACTTTCTTGATGACTACCTAGAGTACGAGCGTATCTTCCGTGGCGAATGGGCTGCTGAAGACAAAACCCGTGACTCTGAGCGCAGCCGTATCGTGACTCCTGCCACCCAGCAAGCAGTCGAGACGCGCCATGCGGAAATCATGGAAGCCATCTTTGGTCAGGGCGAGTTCTTTGACATTGAGGATGACATCAAAGATGTGAACGGCACTCCACTTGATGTTGCTGCGCTCAAGGCGCAGATGATGGAAGACTTCAAGAAGGACAAAATTCGCAAGTCTATTGACCAGATTGAGCTGATGGCTGAAATCTATGGCACTGGCATCGGTGAAATCGTTGTCAGCATGGAAAAGGAGTTCATTCCTTCTACGCAGCCGATTCCAGGCCAGCCAGGGCAAGCCGCCATTGGTGTTATCGAAAAAGAGCGCGTTGGTGTAAAGATTGTTCCTGTCAATCCCAAGAACTTCTTGTTTGACCCGAATGGAACATCAGTCGATGACTGCATGGGCGTTGCCATTGAGAAGTATGTCTCTATCCACAAAATAGTGCGTGGCATTGAGCGTGGTATATACCGCAAGGTAAACATCACGCCGACCTATGATGACACAGACCTTGAGCCAACTCAAGAAGTTGTGCAGTTCCAAGATGAAAAAGTAGTGCTGCTGACCTACTACGGGCTAGTTCCGCGAGAGTACCTGAAAAAGGTAAACGAGGAAGTTGAAGTCCTGTTCCCTGAAGACTCTGTTGCTGAAGAATACCAAGACATGGTAGAGGCAATCGTAGTCATTGCGAACAATGGGTTGCTGCTCAAAGCAGAAGAAAACCCATACATGATGAAAGACCGCCCCGTCTTGGCCTATCAAGATGATACGGTTCCGAATCGTCTGCTGGGTCGTGGCACTGTGGAAAAAGCGTTCAATATGCAGAAAGCTATTGACGCACAGGTTCGCAGCCACTTAGACTCGTTGGCATTAACGACATCACCCATGATTGCGGTAGATGCGACTCGTCTGCCTCGTGGAGCCAAGTTTGAGGTCAAGCCTGGAAAGGCTTTCCTGACAAATGGCAACCCATCAGAAATTTTGATGCCGTTCAAGTTTGGCAATACGGATGGCAACAACCTAGCCACTGCCAAAGACTTTGAGCGTATGCTGCTGCAAAGCACTGGAACACTGGATTCGCAAGGAATGGTGTCCAATGGTGCGCGTGACATGGGCCAAGGCGGTATGTCGATGGCAGTTGCGTCCATCATCAAGCGGTACAAGCGCACTTTGGTGAACTTCCAAGAGGATTTCCTCATCCCGTTCATCAACAAGGCGGCTTTCCGCTTCATGCAGTTCGACCCAGAGCGTTATCCCTCTGTGGACATGAACTTTTTGCCGACTGCTACGCTGGGAATAATTGCCCGTGAGCATGAGCAACAGCAATTCATCGGCCTGCTACAGACTCTTGGCCCGAATACACCTGTTCTGCCTATCATTTTGAAGGGCATCATCCAGAATTCCAGCCTGAGTAATCGCTTTGAGATGATTGCGGCCCTTGACCAAATGAGCCAAGCTGACCCGCAGGCGCAGCAAATGGAGCAAATGAAGACGCAATTGGCTCTTCAGGCTGCTCAAGCCCAGATTGCGGTCAATACGACTCAAGCAGAGCAGAATCGTGCAGAGGCCAACAAGCTCAACACCGAAGCGCAGCTTATGCCACAGGAATTACAAGCAAAAGCACTGGCTGCTGCTACGAAAAACCTTCCTCAACAGTCTGATGCCAATCAAGTTGAGTTCGATAAACGGGTAAAAATCGCTGAATTGATGCTTAAAGAGGCTGACATCAAGAACAAGTCCAAGATTGTTGAGTTGCAGATGCAGGATAAAAACTCAAAAATGGAACAAGACTTCCTTAACCGCATCACCACGGAATTGCAGTAATGAGCATTCTTGAAGAAGTAAGCAAAATGTCTGCTGAAGAGCAGATGGCAATGGCTGTTGCGTTGCAAAATGCTGCATCTCAAAAGGTTAATCAGGCGCGTAGCGAGAGCATTGGCAAAAGCGTAGAAGCTGTCATCAAAGGCTTGAAAAAAATCAAGACAGACCTTGAGGCGCGATTTGATGAGCTAAACGGCACGATTCAGTCCAAAGCTAACTCACTTTCTAACGGCATAGACGGGAAAGATGGGCGCAATGGCAAGGATGGCGCACCTGGGCGTGATGGAAAAGATGGCGCTACTGGCCCAATGGGTGCAAATGGCGCTGATGGTGCTGATGGTGCTGATGGCGTAAGCGTTGTAAGTGCCTTTATTGACTTTGATGGCAGCTTGACCATTGTTCTAAGCGATGGCACAGAAATCAATGCTGGCGAAGTCGTGCCAATGGATGTTGCGGAGAAGATTAAGGTCATCACCAATGGTGGCGGCACTTCTCAGTCAGTTCTTGACTCTATTTCCAGCCTAGAGGCACAAATTAATGCGCTTATTCCTAGCCAAACAGGTAATAGTGGCAAATATTTAACCACCAACGGAACAACAACTTCATGGGCTGCTGTTACTGGTGGGATGAGCTATCAAGGCACTTGGAATGCGTCTACCAACACACCAACATTAGCATCTAGTGTTGGTGTTCAGGGCTATTACTACATTGTCGGCACTTCTGGCTCTACAAATCTGAATGGAATCACGGATTGGGTAGTTGGAGATTGGTTGCTGTACAACGGCTCTGCTTGGCAGAAGATTGACACAACAGATTTGGTTACATCTGTAGCGGGCCGCACAGGTGCTGTAACACTAAGCACTACAGACATCAGCGGTCTTGGCACGATGTCTACTCAAAATGCCACTTCTGTAGCGATTACTGGCGGCACAGCAACGCTTACAAGTCTTACAACAGCAGCAGTTCAAGCCACAAATTCTGGTGGTTTGTCGTTAAAAAACTCTGCTGGAACAACCCAAATCAGCATGGGCGGCGGCGGCGGAGACAATGTTTCAGTCAATGTTTCGACCAATATAAACGGGTCAAACGCGCAGATTGACATCAGCCCAACTGGAACGGGCCATGTCCATATGAAGCCAACTGGAACGGGCGCAATAGAAATTGCTCCTATCAATGTCGGCACAATGGACAACATGACAATTGGAGCTACAACTCCAAAAAATGGCAGTTTTATTGATTTGAGTGTCACGGGGACAACAAGTTTTGATGGCAGCCAAGGAACATCTGGGCAAGTTTTAACCTCTTCTGGAACTGGAGTAACGCCAACTTGGGCGAGCATTCCCACGCTAAATCAAAACACTACTGGCAGTGCAGGCTCTGTTGTAACAACAAACTTTTCTATTGTTGAATCAGGCGGGAAATTGCTGTTTAAGTACGGTGCTACTACAATCGCATCCATGACTTCTGCTGGAGTGATTACTGCGCTTTCCAACATCTCCGCGAATAACACACCTTAATAGGACGAATCATGGCAACTACCGTCACGCTTAAACCGAATGCAATTGACATCTCTGGCTCTACGTCAGGCACTACCACATTGCAGGCAACTGCGGTTGCTGGAACTACAACTCTTACGCTGCCAGCGGCTACAGATACCCTGGTTGGTCGGGCGACTACCGACACGCTGACAAACAAGACTCTGACGGGCGCGGTAATGAACGGCACTATTGGCGCAACTACACCGTCTACTGGCGCGTTTACTTCAATCACCGCATCCACAACGCTTACTGTTACGGGTGCTGGGTCAATTGAAGGACTCACCGTAGGCCGAGGCGGTGGTGCTAGTAATCTTAATGTTGCGTTTGGTCTTAGTGCTTTAGCAGCTAATAGCGGAACTCAAAGCGTAGCCGTTGGGCGGCTTACTTTAAATAAAAACACGACCGGCAGTTACAACACTGGGCTAGGAAGTGATGCGTTATATCTCAACACAACCGGCGCTGAAAACACCGCCGTGGGAATGTCTGCGCTAACATCAAACACAACTTCTTCCAACCATACATCAGTTGGAATGTATTCTTTGTATTTGAACACAACCGGAGCCAAAAATACGGCGACTGGGCATTCTGCTCTTTTTTCAAATACGACCGGTTCCAACAACTGTGCGCTGGGTTATCAGGCTGGGTATAGTAATACTATTGGTAGCGTAAATTCTTTTGGTTATAGGGCTGCATATTCAAATACTACTGGCTCATCTATTGCAATTGGCGCAGATGCAGTTTATGCAAACGCTACTCAAAATGACATTATTGGTATAGGCTCAAGTGCTTTGCAATTAGCAACAGGTGCAGCTTCTTCAATAGCAATTGGCACAAATGCTTCTAACAATGCTAGTGCAGGAACAGGTAATGTTGTTATTGGGGCTTCTGCCGGTCAAAGCGGAACAGGCTCTAATGCGGTAATGTTGGGTGCTTACGCAGGCAATGCAGGATTTGGCAATAATTGCATTTTTGTTGGCCCATCTGCAACTGCTGCCTCTACTTCAGACACTAACGAAATTATTGTAGGCACTAATGGTACAACTGGTAAAGGCTCAAGCACGGGGTTTATTAACCCAAACGGCGGCGGTGTTTACCAAGGCAACAATTCGGCATCATGGTCAACCACTTCTGACCAACGCATCAAGAAGAACATTGTTGATGTTGCAAGTGGCCTTGACAAGATTCTTGCCCTGCGCCCTGTTGAGTTTGACTACAAGGAAAACGATAAGCATGAAGTAGGTTTTATCGCCCAAGAGTACCAGCAAGTTTTGCCTGACCAAGTAACTACTCACGCTGCCAATCAAGCAGAGAAACAATGGGTAGATGAAGATGGCATGGTTATGGGAGTAACCCAAAATCTTGTTCCTTACTTGGTAAAAGCCATGCAAGAACTCAAGGCAGAGTTTGATGCCTATAAATCCACCCATCCATAAGGACTAGCATGGAAAACGAAATCACAGCAGCACAAATTGCCCAGCACTACAGCGCCGCTATGGACAGCGTGAATCTTATCAACTCAGGCCAGCCTGAGTTTATGAGCGCCGAAGATTGGGCAGACTGCCTATCTCGCAACAAAGAGCATTTAAAAATCATGCTGGAGAAGGACTTCTGGACTACGGAAGACTTGACCCCACTGCGAACTGCATCTGCGTAACCAATGACGCCTGAGCTTCAAAAATACTATGAGGATAGATTCAATCTGTTCTCAATGGATGGCTGGAAAGACTTAATTGAAGATGTTGATAAAATTATTGCTTCAATAAACAACATTGCAACAGTTTCTGACGAAAAAGACCTACAATTCAAAAAAGGTGAACTTTCAATTCTTACTTGGCTGAAAACCTTGAAAGAGGCCAGTGAGACTGCGTATGAGGAATTGAATGAAAAGAATGTATGATTACGCCTGCAAATGCGGGCAAAAGTTTGAGAAATTTACCACTTATGAGGCGGTAAATGTCCAATGTGAGTGTGGTGAACTAGCTGTTCGCGCACTCTCTGCTCCAGCGTTTAGGTTGGAAGGATGGTCTGGGAGTTTCCCCTCTGCATATGGGAGATTTCCTAAAAGCCACACTGACAAGCTAAAATCTGAGCGCAAAGCTAACGCACAAACATGAAAGTGTCGCGTTAATCTCCTACAACCGAAAGTACGGCAG